TGGCTCAGGTTTCCAGCTTTATCAATTTAATGATTCAACTGTTCTTGCCTTGAGTGGTAATACAATTCGTTTCAACATCTCTGAGAACGATGGCACGCAAGCGCCGACTTCCAAAGGAGGGATACTAATTGGAACAGCAGAGGCGTCAAGAGCCGCGCCGGGAAATTCAATTTATAACAATACGATTTATAGCAGCGTAGCTTCAATTAATGGAGTGTATGTTTTTTCTAATCCAGATAAATTTACAACCACTTATGTTTGCAATAACATTTTTTATCTAACCGGCGCTACAACAAAACTAATCTATTCTTCTACCAGCTTGACTCCTGCTATTAGATTTATTGGAAATTTATATAGCACTGTCGCGTCAGTATCTATCAAATGGGGAGCTTCAACTTATACTTCAATTGGAGCATGGCGCGGCGCTTTTTCAACGCAAGAAACTATTACTAGCACCAACGTATCAGTCAGTGGTGATCCATTGTTACAAGGCACTGTTCCGGTTGGCAATACAAATGGATTCAATATCGCCGCTCTAACTCCTTATAAATTACAATCGTCTTCGCCAGCTAAGAATGCGGGACAAAACATCAACTCTCTATTTAGCATTAACCTAGGCACAATTGATCTATTTGGCAATGCCCTAGCCTCTGGCGGAACAGCAAACATTGGATGTTACGAAGCATCTTAATATTTAAAATTTTGTATAAAGTCACTTTTTCTTGACTTTTAAAAAATACTATGCTATAATGGAAACAATAATTAAAAATTGGATAATATATTATGACCAACCCAAAAAATATCATAAGATATAATCCGTCTAACAACAAACTCGTGTTTGTTGATCCTCCCAAGAGTTTAAGGGAAGGACCAACTAAACCTAAAACAAATAAAAAATCAGGGAGAAAACTGGCTCAACCAGTTATCAACCCTCCTGTAACTTTAGGTACGCCGATAGGGCTGCTATTACTCTTAACTAGGTGATTCAAAATGGCTGATAATATTGCAGTAACCCCCGGCGCAGGTGCAACAGTAGCTGCTGACGACATTGGCGGTGTGTTACACCAACGCGTAAAGATTTCTGTTGGCGCAGACGGAACGGCGGCTGACCTAGCTTCCGGCCAAACTACTAAATCTGCTTCGCTTCCCGTAACGATTGCCAGTGATGACGATCTTCAAGCTAAGCTTGGTATCGTTACAGAAACGGCTCCAGCTTCTGATACCGCTTCTAGCGGTGTGAACGGACGCCTTCAGCGCGTGGCTCAGCGCCTAACGTCGCTTATCGCACTATTGCCTACTTCACTAGGTGCAAAGACTGCTTCTGCTTCACTAGCTGTAACAACCGCGACTGACGACGTTCTTGTTCCACAACTTGGTTCAGTCACTGAAACGGCTCCAGCTTCTGATACCGCTTCTAGCGGCCTAAACGGCAGACTCCAGCGCGTGGCTCAGCGCCTAACGTCGCTTATCGGTCTGCTACCAGCTTCGCTAGGCGCTAAGACAAGCTCAGCTTCGCTCTCAGTAGTTCTAGCTTCGGACCAAGCCACTGTTCCGATCAACCAAATAACTTCTGCTTTTGACGTAGCCGTTTCTGCGACTCGCCCCGCCGACACCACGGCTTATACTGCGAATGACGTTGTTGGTCCAACAGCCGCTGCTCTTACTTTCGCCTCTGTAGGCGTTTCTGGCGCAGCTACGCTGATCACTGGCGCTCAGCTGGAAATTGACATTTCGGCAATTCCTTCTGGCATGACAAACTTCAGACTTTATCTCTATAATGTTACACCTCCTTCAGCTCTTGCTGATAACGCTGCTTGGGACCTACCATCTGGTGATAGAGCTTCGTTCCTTGGCTATATCGACTTGGGCACACCAGCCGATCTAGGTTCTACGCTATATTGTGAAGTAACTAACATCAACAAGCAGATTAAATTAAGCTCTGCCAACGTCTATGGCTACCTAGTTACCAACGGTGCTTATACCCCTAATTCGGCATCAGTTTATACCATAACGCTTCACACCGTATCGGTTTAATAACTTAAACTTTTAGAGTAGTAAAATTGTTAAACCCACTAAGTAATTTTAGTGGGTTTAATTTTCTGTACAAAGAAGATTTTTCTTGACTTTTTTTATTAATTGTAGTATTATGCAATTCAAATTTAGAAAAAGTTTGGGCCACTAAAAGCCCCATCTAATAGCAATAACAAAATTTTTGGAGACAATAGTGGCCAACTTTGCAGATAGCAACCGCGATAGCATTCGCCTAATTCAAGAGAATAACCTTACTTGGGGCACGACGCCTTCTTCTGGTAAGACTCGCGAAATTCGTATCACTTCCCACTCACTAGCAGCTGCTAAAGAAACCGTCGTTTCTGACGAACTTCGTGCCGACCGTATGGTTAGCTCGGTTGTTGAAGTTTCTGCATCTACCGGTGGTGACATTAACTACGAATTCAGCGCAGGCTCCCACGACATTCTAATGCAGGCTTTCGTTCTCGGCCTCTGGAGCCGCCCGATGGAGTTTGATTACTTCAAAGGTGTTCAGGTATCTTGGACCGCGAATAACATCATTACGATTGCTGGTGGCGATTTCCGCGACTACTTCACCGTGGGCCGTCGTCTCAAGACTTCAGGTTTCCTAAATCCCCTAAACAATAAGTATGTTGAAATTTCCGCTCTTGGTTTCTCAGGTGGCGCTACGCAAATCACTGTAACCACGACTACTGCTGTAGTTCAAGGCGGCACTGCTTTCACGAAGGTTCAAGATGCTAACGACGTTATTATTCTTAACAATACCGCTATTCGTTTCGGAACTAGCGGCGCTGCTACTATCGACTCAAATGGTACAAATGCTTTCGCTGCTGCAATTGCAGCTGGCAATCTTGTCGCGGGTCAAAACATCTATGTAGATAATGGTTCTGGACGCGAGTCTGGCACGATTAACTTTACAGTCAATGCTTCTAACCACGACACGTTCACTGTATTTGATGGCGTCAACCAAGTCATCTTCGAAACATCATCTGATGGTGGCGCAACGGCTGGTAACCAAATCGTAACGCTCGGCGGTTCAGGTGCAGCTACTGCAACTAACATTGCTGCTGCGATCAACCAAGCTCGCGTAGATGGCCGTCTCCAAGCCAAGGCGACTGTATCGACTGCCACAGTCACTGTACAGAACCTTAACAGAATTGGTGGAGCACTTACTGACGTTTCTACCAACGCTGTTACGACAGCCTTCAGCGGTGGTCTAGCTTCTGGTGGTTTCTTCAAGATTCTTTCTGTCGCTGACGACGTTCTTAGCGTTTTCCCTGCACCAGCTACTGATGCTAACGCATCTAACCTTGGTGTAACTATTAAAGGTTCAATGCTTCGTAACCCTGACGGGACCGGCTCACTACCTCACCAGCAAATCGTGGCTCAAAGCTTCTCTGCTGAATCGGCTTACAACGACGTTAACCAGTTCTTCGTTCATGACGGTCTGCGTGTCGGATCGTTCTCAATGGATGTTAGCTCTGGTGCTATCGTTACCGGAAAATACTCTTTCGAGGGCAGACAGACAAGGCGTCAGATCACTAACGTATCTAAGCTAGGTCTTGCTCCTTACACGCCGCTTAAGTCAACCGGTACTGAAGTCATGAACGCCACGACTAACGTTGGCTCGATTGAAAAGGATGACGTTGAACTTTCTTCAGCGCTCCAGTCCATTGCTCTACAGGGCGATGCTACGCTGCGTCAGCAGCCAGCCGTTGGTTCTAAGTTCGCTCGTGGTATCGGTACAGGTCGTTTCAACCTTACCGGAACTGTAACGGCTTACTTCGAAGCTGGTAGCCCGTTCTACGACGACTTTATCAACCACGAAACTACTTCTCTAGCTTTCAAGTTTACTGACGTTGACGGAAATACTTACAAGTACACTCTGCCAGCTGTGAAGTTCTCAAGCGACAACATCGCGGCTCAAGGTATTGACCAAGACGTTGTTGAACCGCTTGAATTCGTTGCTTTCCGCGATGCTTCGACTGGAACCATGTTCCAGATAGATCGCTGGAGTGACGTAAAGAACGTCTGCTCCTGATTTAGCCTCACCTCCTATTGGTGGGGGCGGTGGGGCTAGCGGGTCACCAACCGGTTTACTTTTAAGTATAACGAATAGTTAAAATTTAAGCTCTGTTGAGCTTATTGAGAATGGCGGCGGTTGTCGGGTCCGTCGCCATTTTTATCTTTAAATGTCACCCGACGCAACACACATAGGAAACCCGAAAAAATGAAATTCTCAACTTTTGCTACCGACATTGAATCTGAAGAAACTGGCAAGTGGTTCGAACTTGGCGAAGGTACTCGCATCAAGCTCCGCTCATTCCAGAGCAAGCGTTCGCAGGAAGTACGCGAAGCCCTTGAAGCCCCTTATCTCGCTTTGAAGCGCACTGGTAAAGGCATTCCACAGAAGGAACAGGAAACGCTTCTAATCAAGCAAATGGCACAGGCCATTGTCGCTGATTGGGAAGGTTTTACCGAAGAAGACGAAGTTACTGAACTTCCTTATTCTGTCGATGCTGCTGAAGCTCAGCTTACCAAGTACCGCGAATTCCGCAACTTGATCGCCAAGCTAGTTACTGATGATGATGCCTTCAAAGTTCAAGACAAGGCCGAAGCAGAAAAAAACTAATTGAATACCTGAAATATTCACTCTCTAGAGCAAACAACAAAATTTCTAGAAAGACTAATGAGTGGATAGAGCAGGTAAGAAAAGAAAAAAATCTTCCTCCTAAACCGGAGGAAGTTAAGGAAGAAGAAGGGCCGATACTTTTTGAAGATTTGCGATGGATTTGGGAAGGATTTTTAATACTTTCTGCATCCAGACCTGCCGGGATGGCTGGCCCTCTTCACATTACATTTTCCGAAATTAATCATTATTGCCAAATCTACGGCATAGATGGCTACAGAAAGAAAATCGATTTCGCTGATTTTATTAAACTTTTAGATACTCTTTGGATCGAAGATTATTACGAAAAAGAAAAAGAAAAAAAGCGAAAAGAAGAAACCTTAAATAATTTAAAGAAGAATAAATAATGGCCGACACTTTCTCCTTACGCTTCGAAATTGACGCCTCCCGCGCCGAAGCGGGAGCGAGACAGTTCATCAAGGCCATTGATGGGGTTAATAAAAGTCTTAGTGGTCTAGACGCCAAGGCCGAAGCTGCCTTCTCTAAACTGATGGCGGGTGGTGCCTCTGGCGGTGACTTCACCAAGCTTGCAAAAGACTTAGGCAAACTCAACAACATCAACATTAATCCAGCCGCTGTTAAGAGCATTAACAGCATCGGCAACGCTTTTAAAAATCTAAAAGCGCCGAGCCCTGCTGCCTTGAAAAATATCAATTCATTCGCCACATCTATACCTGCCCTGCTAAACAGCTTCAATGTTAGCGGGAGCTTTGCTGAATCTGTTAACAAGATTAGTTCTGCCCTTGCGGGATTTAAAGTCCCAAGCGAGTCAAAGATCGTTGCTCTAAAGGCATTCGGGATGTCGCTACAAGAAGTTGCGCCGTCGCTTCGTATCGCTGGTAATTTTGCCGGAATAACGAAGCTTGGTGACGCCCTAGGTGGCTTCAGAGCGCCTTCTGAAAAAGCTGTCTCCAACATGAAGGCTTTCTTCAGCGCGCTTAACAATAGCGGCTCTAAAGCTTCTGTTAGCGGTTCACTTGTCAGCGGGATCATAAATTTGAGCAATGCTGTGGCAGGCATGAAAGCTCCAAGCTCCACCAGCGTAAAAAATCTTCGCGACTTATTTTCCACGCTGGCTACGTTTAAACCAGTCAGTGGCACTAGCTCTATCTCTGCCATCACGCAAGCCTTTTCTAATTTTAAAGGTCCAACACCGGCTCAGATTAAAAACGTAGAAGCTTTTGTGAAGATGTTAGGGAATTTAAAAGTTCCAGCTAACGCGCCACAGATCGCGGCCTATCTTGAGAAAATTGGCATAGCAGCAGGCACGGCAAACAAATTCTTAAATAATTTCAGAACCAATCTTAATGGGATCGGTGGTGGCGGTTTTACTCGCGAAGCCGCTGGCATGACTTCGAATCTACGCGGCTTAGAGAACGCCTTTAGCGGTACGTTCCAAGCCGCTTCAGTGTTCCGTACCTTGATTGGCTCTATCACACTTGGTACTTTATCAAAATCTATCTATGACGTAAATAATAGCTTCAACGCATTTAAGTCAACGCTACTAGCTGTCAACGAAGGCAACTTAGCAGCTACGGGCGAAGAGATGCGCTACACCGAAGATATGGCTAAACGTCTTGGCCAGCGTATCGATGACATTCAAGAATCTTTTGGCTCGTTCTCTGTTTCGTCTAAGCTCGCTGGCGTTTCCACGGATCAGACACGCGAAATCTTCGAAGCAACCATTACCGCTATGACAGTATTGCACCGCTCAAGCGACAGAACAAAGCTTGCGTTGCTTGCACTTGAACAGATGATGTCAAAAGGAACTGTGTCTTCCGAAGAACTTCGTAGACAGTTAGGCGAGCAACTTCCAGGTGCAGTAAACCTAGCTGCTCGCGCACTAGGTGTAAACACCGCTGAGCTGCAAAAAATGTTGAAGGCTGGTAGTATTGCGTCCAACGAGTTCCTTCCAAAATTCGCGGCTGAGATTCAAAAGACTTACGGTGGATCACTGCAATACGCCCTTAAAGGGTCCGTGGCTCAATTTAATCTATTATATGATGCTCTCTACGATCTTCAAGTCATAATAGGTCAAAGCGGAGCTATGGATGCTTTGGCCGGAGCGTTTCAAAAAATTAGAGAAGCTATTTCCGCGCCTGAGTTTTTGAAATTCGCTTCTGAATTTGGCGAGCGCACGGCTAAGGTTGTTGGCGCTCTTGGAGACGGTTTTGTCTTCTTAGTAAAAAATATTGACTCTGTCGTACTAGGCCTTAAGCTGATTTTAACGTACAACATTGCTTCATATCTTCAAGGTATGCTAGGCTCTCTTACTAAATTGTCTGGAGCGTGGTCCACAACAATTAATGTTGTGAGTCTGTTTGGCCAAGTGCTAACCGGAGCTAGACCGGCATTACAAGCTTTTGGTCTGGCTCTTGAAGCTGTATTTAGTGGAGCTACGCTGCTATCTGTCGCAACTGGTCCAATCGGATTGCTTATCATTGCGCTTGGCGTTCTTGGAACAACTTGGTATGCCACACGTCAAGCCGCTGACGATTTCAGTGTAACTCTTGACGGCAGCAAAGATGCTTTGGGCCGTTACAAGGATTTGATTGCGACATTCACCACGGCTCAGCTTATTAAAGAGCAAGGTTCGCTAAATGAACAGCTAGACAAAACTAATGCTCACCTGAAGGAACTACAACAGTCGTTTGTTGATACGGTCCAAGCCGCGTTGGATAACGGTTCTTGGTCCCTTATTAAGACTGAGACTCAAACGCTTGCTGAATCGCTCCTGCCGGTTATTGAAAAGATTCAAAAAACTGGAGGCTCGTGGTCTGAATTGGCTAACATTATTAGAAGCCAAAAATTAGACACACCGGGCGGGCAAGCATTTGCTAAGACATTGATTGAAATCGTGTCTCAGATGGACACGACTGGTCAAAACGCTGAAGTATTGAAAGCTAAAATTGCTGAACTGCTTGCAACCCTTAATGGGGGAAATGCATCAGGGTTCGTCTCTACCATGAATGCTGCAAGCGGTGCTGCTACCGACATGGCTGCTGTTGTATCCAAAGCTGCTGATGATGTCGAAAAAGCTTATTATAAAATGTCGCTGTCTAAGAATCAGGCTGCGTTGGCTGACAACTATATGGAGCTTGATAGGCTTACAGCTGATAAACTCAAGGATGCTACGTCTTCATCTACTGGTCAAGATCAAGACAAAATGATCGGCAGAATAAACAACCAAGCAGCTATCGCCAGATCGAATCTGGATAAGCTCGCTGACAAAATGACTGTGGTTAAAAAGCTTGCCGAAGACCGCGACAAAGCTCAAAATGTTTATGAAAAATATGGCGACGGAGCTTCTGAGGCCGCTAGAGCGCTTGCTAAATTGCACGAGCAACAAGAGCTAATTAAGAAAAACACTAAAGGTAGGTCAGCCGACGAAATCTTCAACGCCATGGCCGGGGTACAACAAGAGTACAATAAAAAAATTGCAGAAATAAATAAAGGTAATAAACCAAAGAAGGATCATACCGGAGGTGCGGCTTCAGCTTATCTAGATGATGCTGCCAAGTCTACCCTTAATTACAATAAGGCTCAAGAAACATTAGAAAGACAACTTAAGAAAGGTCAGATAACTCAGGCTGAGTATAACGATGGTATCGCAAAATTGAAGGCTCAATATGCTGATGGTACGGCAGGAGCAAACGCGTTTACGTCTGACTTCGAAAAACTGCGCTCTGAATTAATGCCTTCTACCACGGCTCTAGATGAATTCACGAAGAAGAAGCAGATTCTTGATCAAGAATTTGCCAATACCGGTAACTTGCAAGAGTATACCGATCTATTGACGCGCCTGAAGAAACAGTATTCTGAAGCGGCAAGCGGTGGCTCACCTTGGATCGCCGGTATCAATAAAGGCCTAACTGATCTAACCAAAACATCAGAAGATTTCACTAACGATGTTGCTGGTGCGGTCTCTAACGCCTTCAATGGTCTTGAAGATGCTTTGACCGAGTGGGTCACTACTGGTAAGATGGATTTCAAGTCTCTCGCCACAAGTATCCTTGGCGATATTGCTAGAATTGTTATTCGTTACACCGTAATTCAGCCTATCATCCAAGCTCTGTCTGGTCTATTCGGCGGGATGTTTGGTGGAGGATCAAGTTCATTTGGTGGATTTAATCTTGGTGGAGGCATGTCTGCTATTTCCACGCCAATGACTTATGCTAAAGGCGGTGCATTTAATTCAGGAAATGTTATTCCTTTTGCTAATGGGGGCTTGACAAACGGTTCAAATAATGGTATAGTGACTTCACCTACACTGTTTGACATGTCTGGTAGTAAGACAGGTCTGATGGGAGAAGCCGGTCCTGAAGCGATTATTCCGCTTAAGAGAGCAGCTGACGGCTCATTAGGCGTTCAAGCCAGTGGCGCGGTTCAAGCATCTTCAAGCAGTGTTTATGTTCAGCCGAAGGTTAACATTAGTATTATTAATAACGGCACGAACGCAAGTGCTTCCACCTCAACGAAGCAGAATCCAGACGGTTCACTAGATGTAAATGTCTTGCTGGAACAAATTAAAGACGGTGTTGCAAAAGATATTTCTAAGGGTGGCACAAATCTTAATAAGGCAATTGAAGCCCGCTACGGCTCATCAGCCGCAGCTGGTAATAAGAGATAATTTATAGCTATGGAACAGTGGCCACCGAATCTTAATTATAAACTAGATAGAGGCTCTTTCTCTCTTGAAGAGAGAGAGCCCGCTAGGACTGATTTTGACGATGGTCCGCAACTCGTCAGAGTTAGGTTTAATAATCCTCCACTAATTTATAATGGGACTATTACATTAACGAATGATGAATTTACCGTCTTCAGAGGTTTTTATTTTAATACTTTAAGGCAAGGTAGCCGTTGGTTCCAGTTCCCAATTTGGGAAGGATTGGGGTACAACTCAAGAAAAGCTAGATTTGCAGAAAAGTATCAAATTAAGGATGAAGGTTGGGACCAATATACATTGACTGTAAAATTAGAAGTAAGAGATTATTTCTACTACGATGCGTTTGCCACATATCTCATCAGCTTGTACGGCGCGGCGTTTGCTGAAGAGATGGCAGATGTTCTTCAAGTTATAGTAAATGAAACTTATCCGACAATTATGGCAGATTATATTTAATGACTACATCCGACGAAATCTGGAGCTTGGCGATACAAGAGGCATATGCATCAGCGCCAACCGACGTAATTATTTTATATACTTTGGAACTGCGTCACCCATCTTTTGTAGATAGTGATGGAAATCCTGCCCCGATCAGACTGGTAAGAGATTACGGTGTACTTCTTGAAGAAGGTGATCCAGACATTTTTGGGTATGAATTAAAGCTTGAAGATGATGCACCGATGGATGCTGGTGAAACTGTTAAGTACGTATCTTGCATGTTTGACTTTGAATTGCCGTCACAGCAAGAGGGAAGTCTGCCAACAATTGAAATTATTATTGATAACGTAACGAGAGAAGTCGGCAAATATCTTGACGATGTTGTTGAACTAGATACCAACATCGAAGTGACCTACAGAGAATACTTACTAAATGATTTGGAAGTTCCTCAATTCATTTTAAATGGAATGTCCATCCAATCAATTGATTCTACTGTTACTCGTGTCACGGCAACTGCCAGTTTCGCGGACCTAGTTAATAGAAACTTCCCCGGTAAACTGTACAGGCCAGAGGAATTCAGAGGCCTAATCTAATGAACAATGAAGAATTAGTTAATTTAGTCTATTCTGTTTTGGGCGTAAAATATGAGTCTGGTTCCATGGGGCCAGACACTTTTGATTGCTGGGGTCTGGTCAGACATATTCAGAAAGAAGCTTTTGGCCGTGATCTACAAATTATTGAACCGCCTTCTGACAAAGTCCGAGACTTGATTAAATTTATTAAGGAACACCCGGAGCATCAGAATTGGGAAAAAGTAGATCACCCCACCCACGGCGGCGTAGTTGAACTTTCTAATTCTTTCCATCCCAATCATGTAGGTGTCTACCTCGATATTGATGGAGGTGGAATTCTACATTGCTCAGTTGCTGGTGTAACTTTTGATCCTCTAATTATTTTAAAAGCTTCAGGCTGGCGTAGATTTAATTTTTATAAGTACAAAAATGATTGAATATAACACACCATTTGCAAAATTAAAATTTGACAACTATGTTTGCAGCGACACTTATTATGATCTAGCTGATAGACTAGGTGCGCCCTATAAAAGCGAGCCAGTAATCTGTGTCAGAAACGGCGAACCGATCTTTCGTAAGGATTGGGGTAAAACGATTGGCATCAAAGAGGATGAAATTAAATTCATCATCATCCCTCGTGGACAGCAGTTTAAAAATATTTTAAGAACAATTGCTGTTATTGCTTTAGGCATTGTCGCAGGCCCGCTCGCAGGAGCCATTGGCGGACTTATTGGTGTCACAAGTGCTATTGGCTTAGGGCTTATTTCAGCAGCTATCGTTCTTGGCGGAACATTTTTAATTAATGCGTTCCTAGGACCTAACGTTCCAAAGAGCAAGTCTCAGCAATCAAGTGAAGCTGCTAGCCCTACATATAACTTGGAAGCCCAAGGCAACAGAGCGCGTCTGTTAGAACCTATCCCAAGGCTTTATGGGAAGCATATCCTATTTCCAGACTTTGCGTCACAGCCGTATCAAAATTTCGAAAATAATGATCAGTATCTCTACGAATTGCTCTGCCTAGGTGTGGGTTATTACGATGTAGATAAGATTAATATTGGTGAGACAGAGCTTTGGGACTCATCTACTGGATTGAGCAGCACTTTCTCTAACGTTCAGTTAGAGATTATTCCTCCCGGTGGCCGCATCACGTTGTTTCCATCCAACGTCAATACTTCGTCAGAAGTAAATGGACAGGAGATGATCAACACTTCGGATTGGGTAGGCCCTTACGTGGCCAACCCGAACAACCAAGCCACGGACCATTTACAAGTTGATATTGTTTTACCGCGCGGTCTGTATTACGCTAATGACGCTGGAGGTCTTAGCAATGCTTCAGTCAGTTATACCGTGCAAGTAAGAGAGATCAATAACGTTGGTGATCCAATCGGTTCATTCGTCACTGTATTAAATGAATCATTTACATTGGCCGATCAGACACAGCGTCGTTACACAAGAGATATATACGTAAGTCTAGGTCGATACGAAGTTCAAGTAAGAAGAACTAGCACAAAACAAACTGATGCTCGTTACGGTAACGACATTATTTGGCAAGCCCTGCGCGCCTTTATTCCAGATGACAACATTTATCCAGATGTCACACTTCTTGCAGTAAAGATTAGAGCGTCGAATCAGCTGACAAATCAAAGCTCGACACAAATCAACACGATCCAAAGAAGCAAACTTCCAACATGGAGTGATGCGTCTCAGAGTTGGACTTCGCCGGTTTACACTAACTCACCAGCTTGGATCGCAGCTGATATATTAAGAAATACCGTATATGGCGCGGGATTGCCAGATAGTCGAATTGATATTCAGAAACTTTCAAACCTACACAGTGTTTATACCGCTAGAGGGGATTCGTTCAATGGGGTGTTTGACACGTCGAAGACCCTTTGGGACGCGCTAACGTCTGTTCTTTCTGTTGTCAGAACGCAGCCAATTCTAGTCGCGGGAATGATTACGTTCGTCAGGGATCAGCAGCGAGCCTTGGCGCGCACAGTTATCACGCCTCAGTCAATTCTAAAAAACACTTTTAAGTCTACGCATATTGCTAAAGGTGAAGACAGTGCCGATGACGTAATTGTTGAATTTATGGATAGCACGACGTGGGTAAATTCTGAAGTTCAATGCACATTACCCGGTTCTAATTCAACTAAGCCAGCTAGGGTTCAAATATTTGGCATCACTAATAGATCGCAGGCTTGGCGCGAAGGAATGTATCGAGCGGCGTCTAATTCATATAGGCGAATTTTTGCATCGGTTTCTACCGAAGCAGATGGAAGACTATTGCTTAAAGGTGATCCAGTAATTGTCAGCCATGACGTACCGGGATGGTCACAAAACGGCCTTGTGGCAGATTACTTACCGATTGATAAGGTTTTAATTTTTGATAGGAGTGTAACATTAAGTGGGGCACAGCCTAATTACATTTCTCTGAGAAGACGCGACGGCAAAGAGTTTGGGCCTATAGAAGTATTTGAAAATGATTTCTCTAACGAAGTGAGGTTAGAAACGGGATCGTTGGAAGCCCTAGAACTTTCTCAGGGGATGACCATTGAAGAGGTGCTGTCTCTGGAAGGAGATGCAAAAGAAACGGCTTTTGTATTAGGTTCCACAACTGAGTACAAGAAAAGATTTATTGTTGTCGGCACCACAATGAGAGGTGTTGATAAAGTTGATCTATCTCTTGTGATAGATGACCCTAGGGTTTATGCCGCCGATGCTGGTACACCTCCTCCCGGTGTAACATATTTAGGCCCCGGTGTTATTCCAGATGGACCATCCATCACAAGTTTGCATATTTCTCAAGACCCTTTGAGCGGCAGCGATCCAGTATTGATCAACGCAATGTGGGCCGGTGCTATTGGAGCCACGAGCTATATTCTGCAAATTTCTTACGACGGCATCAATTGGCTAACGGTTTATAGCGGGCCAAACACTAACTTTCAGATTATTGCGAATGCTGGTGATGTTTATGTAAGGGTTGCGGCTTTAAATAATATTATTGGACCTTGGAAGTACATCAATCCTAATCCGCAAAACTTCGGCACGCCTTCACTAACGCCGGGTCTTGTAAGTAATCTAGATGCGACAGCTGATGTCAACGGCGGTACGATTCAGGCAACGTTTAACGCCGCGCCTCGTGCCACGTCTTACCGAGGGGAAGTGCTGATTGAAAGTTCTCCCGGCAGTGGAACGTTTAACACCGTTAAACTTTCAAAAACTGTTAGTTCTCCTTTCTTGTCTTGGACTTCTTCAGAAGTTACAGCGGTAGGCGGACCTTGGTCCAGAATCCAAGTTAATGTTTACGCAATAAATGATTACGGCGAATCCGCTGCGGTAGTGGACCAAATTCTTGGTCTAACCCTTGGCGCGGTTACTGGATTATCAATTGCCAATCCTTATACCGGCGTTGAATCTAATATTCAATGGAACACTGTAACAAGCGCTAATTTATACAGAGTTAAAATTTATAATAACGTTGGCGCACTGATCAGAACGACCACAGTCACTACCAATAATTATTTTTATAGCAACTCGCAGATAGTGGCAGATGGTGGACCTTGGCGTAATTTCTCGGTCAAAGTCAATGCAGAAAACGCAAGTTTGACTGGTCCTGAAACTACATTGAATGTCGCTGATACTGCACCTCCTGCCCCAACGACAATTAGTTCAACAAGCCCTTCAGCGGGCAGAATTGATATTACTTGGAGCGCTGTCGCATTATCTGATGTGACTAAGTATCAAGTGTTCATGAGCACCACCAATGGCTTTACCCCTGCCGTGGGTAACAGAGTATTTGATGGAAATGCCTTGGGCGTATCTATCACAGGCCTAGCGTCGGGCACGACATATTATTACAGAGTAAGTACAATCGATAGTTATGCCGGTGGCAATGGTTATCTCTATTCATCACAATTTAGCAGATTGGTAACGTAATGACAAACTTTTATTACGGCACAGGGCGAAAAATTAGCGCGGCTGATTTCACCGCTCTAGCCACGAAATATAACATCCCTGAATCGCGTCTCAGAGCCGTTGCAGAAGTAGAAGCACGTGGATCGGGCTACGACAGCGCAAATCGTTTGATCGCGCTGTACGAGCCCCACGTGGCATATCGCTACACCAAAGGCGCTGTGCGAGACAAGCTTGTAAAAGCTGGTATTGCGTATAAGACTTGGGTAAGAAATTATCCCAAGACTTCATATGACAGAATTGATCTTTGCGCCTCAATCGCTGGCGACGAGGTTGCAGCCATGTCAACATCGTTCGGCATGGGCCAAGTCATGGGCTTCAATCACGCCATGTTGGGATTCCCCACCGCGCTTTCATTGGTGCAATGGCTGGCGCAGAGTGAAGCTAATCAACTTGAAGGCATCATTAAATTCGCCCAAGCCAAAGGTATTTTTCAAGCTTTGAAAGATGCTAAATGGGAAGTATTCGCAGCTGGATATAATGGAAAAGAATTTAAAGCAAACAACTACCACGTCAAGCTCGCTAATGCTGATCGCAAGTGGCAGGCCAAATTGAATAGCTCTAAGTTTACTCCGGTTTCTTACAGTAACCCAACCGTAGATATCGGAACTAAGGGCGCTGATGTTGTTGCGGTCCAAAGCGCGCTACAAACCGCTGGTTATGACGTAGACGCTGATGGTGATTTTGGTGGCCATACTCAGGAAGTTGTGAAGCAGTTTCAGGAAGAAAATGGATTGACCGTGGATGGTGAGGTAGGACCATTGACGAAGCAGAAGCTTGCCGAAGTTGTTGAAGATCAAGGTCAAGACCCAAGCGCCGTACTTGGCCAGCCGCCTTCGATGCAGCCCGGTTTCTTTGGTCGTTTCGGTTATTGGTTCACATCGATTCCGTTCGCTGGATCGCTGGCGTGGTTCCAAGACTGGCGCATCCTTGTAGCCATCTTCCTAAGCCTCTTGATCATTGCTGCACTTGGTATTTTTGCTCAGGAAAAGATTATTTCGGCTTATAAAAATTACCGAAAAGCATTTGAGGATAAATAATGTTTGAGAAAATTGGAGCATACGTAATTGTTGGTCTACTCGTATTTGGAGCTTTTAGCTCCATGTACGCCGCGAACCAAAAATTAAAAAACGACGTTCTGCAAATAGGCATTGAAAGAGATAACTTCAAAGCTGCCTTTACTTCCAAAAAATTAGAAGTAGATAATTCTAAAGCGGCGCAGCAGTCTCTAGAGAATCTTTTAACACAACAGAACGAAGCGACACAAAAATTAGAAGACGAATTGGAGATTTTAAGAAATGAACCTGAAAGCGATAATGGGGCTGTGTCTCCTCTCTTGCAGCGTCAGCTTGAGCGGATGCACGA